CCGACACTCCGACCAGCGGGTCGGAGGAGCAGGTTGTGCAGGACACCGCGCCCGTCAACGAGTCCACCAAGGACCAACCGATTGACGATGATGACGAGGTTCTGGCAAGGCTGCTCGACGAGTTGGATTCCACCGATGAACCTGCCCCGGAAGATTCGTCTTCCGCCGCAACGCCATCGGAAGCACCGACTACCGCCTTTGACCGTGAAGCGGTCGCCAAGATCCTGAAGAGGGACGGCGTACCCGATGAAGTCATTTCCTCGGCCAGCCCTGAAACGCTCACCAAGTGGGCGGAGTCTGCGGCGAAGCGACAGAAGGACGTTGACTCGTACGGCGGTCGAATGAAGGAAATGGAGGCGAAACTGGCAAGCGGGAAGCCAGCCGAACCAGTGGCAGCGCAGGACAACACTCCTGCCGCACCTGTCGCGGTGAACGATCCGTTCGCGCAGATGGCGCAGATGTACGGCGAAGACCTTGTCTCGCCCGTGCGCCAAGCCTTTATGACCCAGCAGCAGCAGATGCAGGAACAAATGCTGCTTGCGCAGGCCCGTGCTTCCGATGTCGCACTCCGTTTCCAGTACGGCGCAAAGTCGCCGTCCTACGACACGGTCCTTGCGAAGATGTCGGAACTCGGTTCTGCAATGCCGGGTGGGTTTGCAAGCGTCGATGCACTCGCCGCTGCTGCCTACGAGGCACTCGTTGGATCGAAGCCATCCGCACCCGCGAACATCAGGTCTAGCCAGCCGACCCCCCCGAAGGGTTCGACTCCTCCGGTGAAGCCCGTGCCTCGTGATTCGGATGACGAGATCCTTGATCAGATCCTTTCGGGCAAAGGCAGCAGCCTGCGCCCAGCAACCCGTAGATAAGGAGGGCAATCATGCCTTCGATTACCCAGTTCAATGACTTCATGCAGACCACTGGTCCTGCATACCTGAAGTCCGCCGATGCAGTCATCAACGAAGCCGTCAAGAACAACTACGTCCTTTCCCGTCTCCTCAAGGAGAAGGCCAGCGAGACGCTGATTCAGGCTGGTAGCAGCATCAAGGACACCATCGTGTTCGACGATGCCTCGACCTACCAGAAGTATCAGCCGAACGACACCTTCACTTGGACGAATCCGCAGGTCACCGACACGCTGTCCGCCTCGTGGCGTTTCAGCATGGACTACATGACTTGGACCGATCAGGAAATCGAACTCAACGAGGGCGATGCCAAGGTCATGTACAAGCGTCTCAAGCGCATCAAGGAGATGCGCATGTGGACTTCCATGCTCAACGGCATGGAAAACGACCTGTGGGCTACCTCTGCTGGCAACTCCGGCAACATGGAAAACGCAGGCGGCAAGGAGCCGTACTCGCTTCCCGCGTTCATCACGGAGAAGTTGAACACCGTTACGACCTTTGGTGACCGTGGTGGTGCGCCGATTGGTTTCACCACCGTCCTTGGCATTGATCCCACGATTGATGCTCGTTGGTCGAATCAGGTTTCGTTCTATTCGTCGAACGGTGGACGCAACGACGTTCCCACGTCTTACGCGTTCACTGGTCACAATGCAGGCACTCGTCAAGTTGGTGGTCTGTTCCCGGCGTTCGATGACATGTACCTGAAGGTGCAGTTCAAGGCTCCGCTGACGCAGAAGCAGTACTTCGATGAGACTAACTTCCAGCGTCAGATGATCCTGTGCAGCCGTCTTGGTATCAACAACTACAAGCGGGCTCTTCGCGACTCCAACCAGTTGCTCGTGAGTGCTGAAGATTCGGCCTATATGACTCCGACCTTCAGCGGTATTCCGCTGGAATACTGCGCCAACCTTGATGACGCTGCCATCTTCCCGTCTGTTGCTTCTGGTGGTACGGTGAATCCGAACAAGGCTGGTCGCGATGGTGCGACTCTGTCCTCCACGTTCACGAACACCGAAACCGCTACCAGCACCATCGACAAGGGTGCGCGTTACTGGTTCGTCAATGGTCAGTACCTCACGCCCATCTTCCATAGCACCCGCTACATGAAGAAGCATGATGTCATGCGCCATCCGAATCAGCCGTTCACTTGGGTTCAGCCCGTGGATTGCTGGTGGAACCTGTTCTGCAACAGCCGTCAGCGTCACGGCATTGTGGCCCCGGTTGCGACTGCCTAATACAAACAACCAACAAAAGGACACAACATGTCAGTTCTTCTTGAAGCATCTAATCACGGAACGCTCGGCATTCAGCCGAATCCTCTCATTCTGTCGTGCCGTAACAAGGATTCGTCTGCTATTGCCCAGTGGGCGCTCGTTCGTCTTGACTTTGCACAGACGAGCGAACAGCCCGGTTCGGGCGATGCTGCACTCGGTGCGGCATCGACCTCCAAGTGGGCAAACGTCACTCTCGCCCCCACTACGACTGCCGCTTCTAGCGGAGGTCTGTACGGGGTCGCGCAGGAAGCGATTCCTGCTGGTGGCGTTGGAAAGGTGATGTTTGCCGGAATCACGCAGGCCACCAGTGCCTCTCTCACCTATGCGGTTGGTGAAGCAGTTGGTCTGACTGGCAGTGCGATTACTGGCGGAAACATCAGCAATGCAACGGTCACCACGAAGATTGGCATCTTCGTTGGGACTGCCGGAGCAACTACTGCTCCGCGCATTCTGCTGCAAGGCTCACTTGCCTTCGGAACCTGATCCGATTCACTAACTCACCACTGGGCGGGGAAACCCGCCCAGTGGATTTCAATGCTTACCTACGGCGATCTCAAGAACCACATTCTCCTTGCTCTCGGTGGCCGTCCCTCGACGGCTTCCGGGCAGACTGTCGCTGAACGGCAGGCGGAGATCGTGAACATTGCTGGCGAACACCTGTTCACCCACCCGTGGAAGTTTCGGGAGGCGACCGCTAACATCAGCACGGTTGCAGCGCAGCAGTATCTGGCCCTTCCTGCTGACTTCGCGGAACTGACCTCTGTCTGGAAGTCCAACCAGCCGATCTGGATCAGCACTCCGGACGAGGTGGAGACTGCCCGCATCACCTCGTTTCCCGATCTGACCTACCGCGTGTACGTCAAGACGGTGGTTCCCAGTGGTGACACGGCTGGGAGTTCTGTTGCGCAGTCCTATCAACTCCAGATTTACCCCACGCCGACTGGCGTTGATACGCTGAAGATCCTGTATCGAACGGGATGGTCATCGGTTACGAGCAACACCACGGTTACGACGATCATCCCGGTCCCGAAGCATGTGGAATCGACCATGATCGCCTACACGCGGGCGGTCGCGGAGGCGTACGAGGACGATGGTCTTCCGCAGCGTCTCGCAGAAATCGAGGCTGGCCCGATCTTCGGAGCAGCCAAGCAGAAGGACGGAATGGTCCAGAGCCATTTCGGCCAGTTGCAGCCAAATCGCTGGCGTAGCCCGTCCAACTGGGGACCGGGATTCGTCATTCTAAACCCCGTACAAAGCCCGACTTGAGGAATTCACCATGAGCCTGCTTGGACTTTCGCCCACCCTGACTGCTACCCGGACGCTTCCTGCTGCGTTGGAAGTCGGATTTCAGACGAACATCACGCTTCCCTCGACGCTGACGGTCAAGAACGCAACGACTACTACTCCGACTCCCCTTGCTGATGTGGTTGGAAATAGTTATGCGGGCAGCAGAATCGTCGTTGGTACGTCGATGAACTATGCCAAGATTCAGCCTTTCACCAGCGCAAGCGGCGGAAGCCTGACCATGCATGTCATTGGATGGAACAGGGGTCAGGATGGTTACTGGAGGCCGCAACTGTTCAACACTTGCACTGTGACCGCTGGGACTACGACCACGGTGATCAATGGATCAAACCTGTACGCCGGACTGACCTACAGCAAGACGCATGGTGACTGCAAGATTTACAGCGGGAATGCTGCCGCCGCGTACGGAGGTTTCATCTTGGTTGACCTCTGCGGTGCCGAACTTCTTGAAATCGCCATGTCTGCCTCCAGCACTCCGACCGCCAATGTCCTCATCGGGTTCATCTGATGCATCGTCGGAACCGAACATGGCCGCTCGACAACAGTCCGAATGACCGTTGCAGGCAACGGGTATTGGAAGTGTCGGGAAATCCAATTGATGGGACGGTTGTCAATTTCGGATACACGGCATGGGTGAACGAATATGTTGGACCGTGGTGGGCAAATCTCACGGGTGGTTCTGATGTCAAAAGTGAGGCAGCACAAGTTTCGATGAATGTGTTGCCATATTCGGCAACTATTTCGTTGCTGATTGTCTCCAGTTTCGACGGTGACTACGACGAACCTGTACTTTCATACGCCAAGAATCTTGGTGTAACAACGACTTATACCGCTCCGTTTAGTGTGGCAAAGACTGATTCGCTTTCCATTGGATTCACGCCACCAGATCAACTCGGTAATGGTCTTGGATCCATCGTTGTCTATGCGGATGGAAACATTATCAGTACGATCCCATACGAATGGACTGCCCCGTAATAACTGATTCTAGGACCACACGATCATGTCTATGATTGTTTCAACATTCTCGCAGGGAACGCTTGGTCTTCAGCCGCGCTCTGTGATTGTAAAGGCGCAAAACGCCGAAATGTCCACGACGATTGCCACTGGCGATCTGGTTCGATTCGACCTGACGCAGCCATCCAGTTCTCCGGGCAATGGAAGTGCGCTTCCGACCGCTGCGTCAAATTCCAAATTCGCAAACGTCAAGGTTGGTCCGTTTACTGGAACGGATGCTGGCGGAATTTACGGTGTTGCCCAAGAAGACATCCGCGCTGGCCGAACTGGGTACATCATGGTCGTTGGAGTTACCAACGTCAAATGCTCTTCGCTGACCTATGTTGCTGGGGAAATTGTCGGAACGAGTTCCAATGCAGCAACGGTTACAAATTCAAATCCGGTTGCCAAGGTTGGAACGGTGTTGTCCAGCAGCGGTAGCGCGGTCACATCCATCCAAATCATGCTTGACGGCAGTTTGACGCTTGCCTGAACCAATCAAACGAAAGAACCAGAATGTCATACATCGTTTCTGCATCTAATCAGGGAACTCTCGGAGTCCAGCCAGCAACCGTTGATGTCCCCGTGCGAAATGCCGGAGCCGTCGATGCCATCGAAATTGGTGATCTCGTCCGCTTTGATATGACGCAGGCATCGTCGATTCCCGGACAGGGGTCGGCAGCAAATGGATCCGCGTCGAATTCCAAGTTCGCCAATGTCGTGCGTGAGGCAGCGGCATCTATTGCCACTGCATTCGGCATCTACGGGGTCGCCCTTGATCGCATCAGTGTTGGCAAGATTGGAAAGGTTCGTGTGGTTGGCATTGCCACCGTCAAGTGTGCGCAATCCACCTACACCGCCGGAGAAACAGTTGGCATCCCCGCAGTTCCGATTGCGGCAACGGTAGCGAATTCCGGCGTACAGATTGGTCTTGGAACCGTGTTGACTTCCGGATCCAATCTTACTAGCGTCGAAGTGATCTTCGATGGTTCGTTCGGAATGCTCACCAAGAGTGGTGTGTCCGGAAATGGTCCGCTCGTCTATGGATCGACGAAGGCTGCATCGTTCCTTCGCGATGCGCAGGCCGGAACTGATTCAATCGATGTGATTGTGATTGGAGACAGCAACAGCGGATCTGCTTTGCTCGGTGCTTGGGGATACTACGCTGGAATTTCTCAAGGTTTGTCTACGCTTGGAATTCCCTGCTATGGAACGAATCTGGCTCCATTTGTTGATCGCAGTCGAACTGGTCAGGCTCGTTTCTATGGGACATGGAATTCAACGTCAACGACGATTGCCAAGAGTTCCAACTATGTGTCTGGCCTGACTGCTTCGGTGTTTACTCCAGATGCACTTGCAACGCCATATAGCGTCTGGAATTTCAACACTCCGAAGGTCAGTTACGGTTCTAGCACCGATTATCAAACTGTCAGTGGAACCATTTCCATTACTGGTACTGCTGGTGAATTCAGCACTACAGTGGCTGCTCAATTTCAGGTTGGTCAGGTAGTTACTATTTCCGGAACCTTGAGTGGAGCCACCATCACTGGATACACGAATCCCGGTGCTGGAACTCCGCAATTCTATTACGTCATTGCGACTAACGGAACGACCACGTTCCAGTTGTCTAACACTCGTGGTGGAGTTCCAGTCGTAACTACTGCTGGAACGACGAGCGGCCTGACTTTGAAGACGGGAGCGGATTATGACGATTGGCTGTTCATTCCTGCTTCCGCAACTTCCTTGTATCAGAACAATGGAATTTCAGTTGATATGAACCATCCTCTGGCTGCAAATGGAGTGGAACAGAAACTGCGAGTGAGGTATGGAAAGGTCAATGCAGCCAATGGCCGCTTCATCCCTAATGTCAATTCCGCTGGTTCAGTAAATTCACTTACGAGATTGGTGAATGGCGGCACAGGAACGACCAATGCTGTATCAATGCAACTTGGAGCGGGAGAAACTGCTCCTACCTCGTTTGTGAGTGAAACTACATTCACCGCAAACGGCAAGGGGCATAGTGCATCGGCAATTGGATATAACACCAATGGTACTGAATTTTCTCAAGGACCGGGTGTGCTGCTATGCCAGTCGCTGTATCGAGTGCAAAAGGGATTTGCAGTTCACACTCATGCCTATCAGTCTGGTGAAACCAGCACTGACATTTCTAACGTGCTTACCCAAGCACCGAACTCTTCGTTGCGTGTTTGGCTGCAAGAAATTCGTGAGCGTCAGATCGCTGCTGGTGGAACTGGCAGGGTCATGCTGTTCATGCATTCGGGAATCAACGGCGCAGACACTACGTCAACGTGGACTGCCGCTCATACTTCGACATGGTCAAAGTACAAGGCTGTCTGGCAAGAACTCGGTTACAGCCTGAATGATTTGGCGATTGTGTCGATGGTTGGTGTACAGCGAAACAGCGCAGACACGAGCGGAAATGGTGCTGATCTGGTGGCTGTCCGTGCAGCAGCCAACCAGATGGTTGTTTCCAATCCTGATATGTGCGTAGTTGACATCAAGAAGGCGATTCCCTTTGCCGCGATGTTGTACGGAACTGGAGCGGCTTCTTACTATCAGAATTACCTCAATAACCCTAATGTCGCATCCGATATCACGGTTCACCTGTCTGGCGGATACGCAAATCAGCCATCTGCGCAGGTGGCTACCGTGACTTCGTCCACTGGTATCACGCTGACTGGAACAACCGCAGTTACAGCAGATGGATATTGGACGGGAAGCCGAATTGCTATTAGTACAGTTGGCATTGCAGTGACCGCCATAGCAGATACGAGCGGCAATTTCACTTGCACTACGCAGGCTGGAAATCTTGTTGTTGGTCAGGCAATTGTGATCAGTGGAACTGCCAGTTCTGGGGGAATCACTGGGTACACCGCTCCCGGCCCGACCACCTATTACATCAGGGCGACCAACGGAACGACCACGTTCCAGTTGTCTGCAACATTCAATGGCAGCGCGATTACAACTACTGCTGGAACTGGCGCAGGATTGACGTTTGCATACACTGGTCCATCTGCATATCAGGACACTTGGATCACTGCTTATGCAGGTGGTACAAAGATCGCAACTGTCGCACAGTGGCCCGGAAATCAGCCAGCCACTGGTTCAAACGTCACCTACACGCTGACGAAGAGATGTCCATCGGATGGCTACACGGCTGTCAGCCATGTGCTTCTTACGTCCATTCTGTCTGAACTGTGAGTGATCCGATGACAATTGAAAACACGAATATCAAGGTCAGCCTGTCCACTGCCAACTGGATCGCCATCGTGGCGATTGCGCTGACCTTGCTTGGGATGTTGATCCCTGCGTACATCAACCACGACCGCCTGCTGATGCAGGTCGTGACCAATCAGGACAGCATCAGCAAGCGTCTCGACAAGATTGAGGCGCAACTTGAAAGGAAAGAACGATGAGCGATCTGCTGAAGAATTCGTCTTGGAAGACCACTGGTGCTGGCATTGCTGCCATTCTCGTGGCCGTTGGCGCATGCCTGACCGCCCTGACTGACAACAACCCTGTGACCGTCCCTGACTGGGGTTCGCTTGCTGCCGCCGTGCTGGCTGGCGTGGGCCTGATCTTTGCCAAGGACAACAAGAAGGCGGAGTGATGTATGACCTTGTCAGAGCAGTCATCATGTCCCTGTTGCAGTGGCTGCAAGGGGTCGCTACGGGACGAGGTCAAGGTACAGATGCTCCTGCTGATCGCGGTCTTCTTGGCCGTGCTGGCTCTCGCATTCACGACTGGCTGCACAAGGACGGTGCTGGTAAGCGAGTCCAGCCCGATCAGGACCGGACCTGATGTGCATGGGAAGGTGTATGTGAAACAGGACGATGGGTGGAAACTGGGTGACAACGAGGTTCGGATTCCCGAAGGTTGGTACTGCGTACCACCTTCGTTCGTAGAGGAGCAGCGGTAATGGCTATCAAGTTGCAGGTTCGTCGCGATACGTTGACTAACTGGACCGCGAACCAGACCGTTGTCTTGCTTGAAGGCGAGATCGGATATGTCACCGATACGCGCAACATGAAGATTGGCGATGGTACGACCCAGTGGCAGTTTCTCAAGTATCAGGCTCCGTTCTATACCGGAACAAACAGCAGCCTCGCCACTACCACGCTTTCGGTAGACCAGTCCAACAACCGCGTTGGCATTGGAACTATTGCTCCAGCAGAAGCATTGGGTGTTGTTGGCAAGGTCTATGTGGGCAATCAGGCCAGCACTGGAACGAGTGGAACACTTGGTCTGATTTCCACTGGAGGTCTGAATTACATCCAAAGCGGAGAGAACACCAGCGGAACTTCCGCCGCTCCATTGATCATTGGTGCTATCGGAGGTGGAACAAACTGGCTGCGCGTGACCAGTGGTGGCGTTGGCATTGGTGTCACCGCAAGCCCGTCAAATACGCTCAACATCGAATCTGCCACTCCTACGATTCGTCTCAAGGACACGACCAACGCCAACACGGCACATTGCCTCATCGACGCAAACGGAGATGACGGATCAATCATTATTGCTGCTGACCCGACTGCACAGGGCGCGGCAGCGTCTACGGTGTCCCTGTCTGTCGATAACACTACGAGGCTTCAGGCGACCACTACTGGTGTTGCTATCACGGGAACCACTACGTCGAGCGGGTTGATTACCGCCAGTGCTGGACTCACTGTCCCAACTGGTCAGGCTCTGACGGTTGCCGGGACCGGAACCGTGTCGGTCCCAGCCGGAAGCATTACTGGCGCAGCAATTACCACCAATACGCTTGCTCCATCAAAGATCAGCAACATGGCTGCTGCTGGAGTTCTTGGCGCGACCGCTGCTGGAGCAGTTACTGAACTTACAACTGGATCTGGTGGAACCGCGAAAACTGCGCTTGGACTTGGAAGTGCTGCATATACAAATGGAACTGACTTCATATGTGCATTGAATCAGGTCGGCCAAATTGCGTTTGTCTCTTTCCTAGATAGTGGATCTGGAACCGATGCAGGTGTATATACAGGAGTTACATCATCGTCTACAACCGGGCCGAGTGGTGGTAGCAATACGAGTGCGCCAACGTATGTAAGTTTTGGTGGAACTACAACGTGGTCAAAGCCGGGAAGTGGAGTGAGATACGTTCGGCCAAGTCAAGGAACATGGACTTGTATTCAAACCAATAATTCGACTGCAAGTTCCAATACCGTGTTGAGCATGATCTGTATTAGGACTTCCTGATGCCCTACGTTCCAGTCGCTCTTCCTTACGGCGGAATCAACATCGACAGCGGTTATTCCTCGCTGCCTGCTGGTTTCACATCGGACTGCATCAACATCATGCCGTTCGACCCGTACAAGGGAAAGTTGCGGCTTGGTCAGCGGCGGGCATTGTGCGGCGCGTTTGAGTTCAACGATACGACCCCATCTGTCATCACTCGCAAAGTCCAGACAATCGTTCGCGCTGATGCGTATGTCAGTGGCGTTCTGCTTCAGCGGTGCATTGTCGTTGCCGGGGGCGAGGTGTTTATCATCGACCCCGGAACCTTGACTCCTTACAAGGCTTCCTATGCGGCATCGACATCAAAGTTGAAGTCCACTGGCAACGTGTCCGTAGCAGTTGTCGGTGAATATGCGTACTTTGCTGATGGCGAAAAGTATCGCCGGATGAAGATCACGCTGGCGACTCCCACCGTTGAATTCTGGGGTACAACGCTATCGAACGTCACTGTCAACAACACGACCGGGCATTTCAGATGCACTGCCACCAACTTGGCTGTTGGTGATGCCATTGCAGTGACTGGAGCATTTCCTGCTGGCGGTGGAAATATCACTGGATATGTAAATCAGGAAATGTTCTACGTCAAAGCAATCACTACGACTCCATACGAATTTGTGTTGACAAGAGATCCGGATACTGCTTCCGGAGCGCATATATCAACGACTCTGACTAGTGGTAATGGAAGTACCACTGGAGTCAGTTTCATTATCAGCGGTCCAGAGATGACCGTCAAGCCATCTACCATTAGTGTTGGTTCGGTTGGTGCGGAATCAGGCGCACGGGCTGGGCTGCTGGTTCGATTCGGTGGACGCTTGGCATTGAGCGGACTGGAATCGTCATCGAACAACTGGTTCTTGAGTGAGTTGAACGATCCGAATAATTGGCTTCCCGGAGCGACATCGAATACCGCTGTCGCAGGATCATTGTCAACGAAGTACGGCGTTCCGGGTGAACCGATTACTGCGTTGATTCCGATAGGTGAAAGTGGATTGTTGATGGCTGGTAGTCATACGATGACTTACCTCAACGCAGATCCAGTTGTTACTGACGCGAGGATGATCGAGTTGTCTCGATCTGTTGGAATCGTCAGTGCGCGGGCATGGTGTGCAAGCGATTCGCAGACCATCTATGTGATGGCGCAGGATGGCTTGTATCGCGTTCAGCCAAACGACTATCAGATCACCAAGAGCAATCGAATCACTACTGCTCGACTTGACACTTACTTTCAGCAGCAGAAGTTCGACCAGTTGAATTGTGTCCTTGGCTACGATGCCGAAGGACAGAACGTCTATTGCATGATGTCGCGCATTGACTTGCCGAACAGCAGCGTTCATATTGTCTACAATCAGGCGACAAATTCATTCTGGCCCATCAAGACTGCGTGGCCCTCGTTCCAAGCACCTACCTGCTGTGGCGACTTCCCATTTGGAGATGCCCGCGCACCCATCCTTGCGTTTGGAAGCACCAACGGTTTCATTGGGTGGTTTGATCGCGACCTGACATCTGGTATCGATGGTCAGGCTGCTACTGGGTACAAGACCGCAACGGTGTTTGATCCGACTGCGGAGGATGCCGCCAATCAGCGTGTGGTCAGCAAACTGTTGTTTGGCCCGGTGCTGTCGCAGGAAGTAGCACAGGTGATGGTCAAGGATGTCAGGATTGAACTGACGATGGACCAGCCTGCGGAGAAACTGATTTACCAACCAGTTGTATCTGGTCCATTTCTGTACGCACTTGCAGGACAGACGGCAGAAGAAGCGGTTGGCGAGAACATCATTTCGGTGTCAGTTCAGTTCGACCCTGATTATCCGATGTTGACGCTCGACGCTGGATTTGCTGCGCCGTTCACTCCAGATAGCACACAGATTTGTGGAGATGCGGCTGGAACTTCTCCTGCTGGTGCATATGCGATTGACCTGTTTGGCGCAGCACAACTTGCTCCGCAAACGTACACCACTGCTGATGCGCTGATTACTGACCCACTTGCTCGTACTTACGACTATTCGTCTCTTGAGGTTTACAACGAAGGTACAGCCACTCCTAACTGGGTGATTCGCGATACGGTTGGTACTTACAAGACGTTGATGAGGCGTGACCCTACGCTTCCAGATACATCTGCTGATACTCCCGGTGGAACGTATCGGTATGAACCGCAAGCATTCAGGGATTACCCCGGAACTACTTTGCCAACGCCATTGGTTTCGCCTCGTACAGTTGTAAGCAGCGCGTCTTATGACAATACGAATCAGACGCTGCTCGGTACGTTGACATACGGCCGAAACGACTCCCAGCGGTGCAGGATCAACGATCAGGCGGTGTACATGCGCATCGAAAGTCTCGGTGTCCCGTGGGCGATTGAGCGCATGTCCGTGTTGGTCGAAGCAACGAAGTTCAACAGGAACGTGAAAGGAACTTACTAATGGGCCTTTTCGATGGTTTGTTTGGTGGTGGTGGCGGCGGACTCAAGAAGCCTCTCCGGAAGATGGAGGCTGATTATGCGGTGTTGCGTGGTGAACAGGAAAGCGCATTTGCCAAGTTTGCAAACCAGTTCACTATGGAACGCGCCAACAACGCTGACGTTTATTCCAAGTCGTACAACGAGGCCATCGGCAAATACAGCGACTTGATGGCCCAGAGCCGTCAGGCGTTTCAGGCTGCTGGAGCCAAGGCGTACGAGACGCTTGCGTCCGGTCGCGATGCCACGCTCCAGTTGCTCCAGCAGGAGACTAATAAGGCTGTCGGTCGCCAGACGCTGTCTGGCATGCTGACTGGCCTGTCGAACACCACGTTCGGTCAGAACGCTATCAACGCCGTCTCCACGCAGGGTGCGCTTCAGGCCGCTGCCGTCAAGGAGCAGTACGCCCAGACGCTTGCCAACGCCCAGATGGCACAGGCAACCGCCCTTGCTGGCATGGAGCAGAACACTGCCCAGAGCCTGTTTGGTGCTGGACTCAACGCTGCCACGGCACAGGCAAACATCTACAACCAGTACACGATGGGCAACCTTCAGGCGCAGCAGGCTGGAATCAATGTCAGCCGTGCGCTTGGCGAAGCACCGATTACTTCGCGATTCAATGCCAAGGTTGGTCAGGCGGCAGCGCAACAGCAGTCGCAGAGCGCAATCGGTGGCGCACTTATTGGTGCGGCTGGTGGTGTCATCGGTGGAATCATGGGTGGACCAGTTGGAGCGATGGCTGGCGCAAGTCTTGGTTCCGCAATCGCAAAGTAAGGAACAATTATGAGCATCTTTGGAAATGCATCGATGATGGCTGCGCAGGCAAACATGCCTGTGCTTGCCAATGCCGCTATGGGAACCACCCCGCAGTTGAAGCCGACCGGATGGGATGGCTTCCTGTCTGGTGCGCTTCGGGCGGCAGGCAATTTTGGCGTTGGATTTGCCTCTGGTGTTGCGGCCTATGACCCACGGAATCCGGCATCTTCTATTGCTGGCGGATTCCTTGGCGCAAGCCGCGATCTTCAGACTGCCCTTGCCATTCCGCGCATGGAGCAGGAAGCCGCGCTGAAGCGTCAGCAGAAGTCGCTGGACATGGAAGCCGAACAGGCGACCAAGGAGAAGTTGGCTACCTCGGCGGCAAGCCGTGCTTCCGTCATGCCTGACATCACTGGAATTTCCGCAGGCGTGTCCAAGCCCAAGGCGGTGGTTGAACCCTTTGAATTCAAGATTGGCGGATTCCCATCTGCCATGTCTTCCCAGCCCACGGCGGCAGAGCGCATAATGCTGCTCGGAAAGACCCGATGAGCCAACTCCCGATCACCAATGAGCCTACCGACTTCAGCCAGCAGAAGCCTCTGACGCTTCAGCCCAACGAAGGATTCATGCAGCAGCCGCAGCCCGAAGAGGTTCCGGATCCGCTGCGTGATGACGAGGAACTTCGCAGGTCTGCGATGGACCACCGTGGTTCGCGCCAGATCGCTCCGTACGGAACGTACGAGGCTGTCGGTCAGGCACTTGAGAACGGTTACTACACCGGGCTTGAGGCTCTGGACTTCGGCACGTTGCCGGATGGTACGCCTGCTGCGCTGTTCACCGACAAGAGTGGGCAGCGGCAGGCAATTCGGATGACGAACGAGCAGTGGTTTGCTGCCTTGCAGCAGCGGGCCAAGGGCCGTATCGACATGGCGCAGGGGATGCGCAAGCAGCAGGATGCCGAACGCCTGAAGGCTCCGGTCGCCGCGCTTGGTCGTGAACTGGATGCGGAAGTTCCGGGCATCAGCCAGTACTTGCAGGTCGAACTGGAGAAGAACCCGACCGCCGCATATGCCCTTGCTGCCGACATGTACGGCAAGGTGAAGGCGAAGGACGAGGCGATCCGTATGGACATGCAGCAGCGTGTCAATGGTTCGCTTCTGGAAACTGCGCGGGCGCAGGCGCAGAACTTTGTCAACTACAAGACGGATGAGTACACGGCCCGGATGGAAGGAATTATCCAGAACGATAACCTTCCGCCGCTCATGCGGGCGCAGATGGAACAGAACGCTCGTCTCCAGATGCTGACGTTCCAGACGTTCGGAACGCTTGCTCCCCCGGCTGGCGATGTGATCCCGTCAGTCGCGTTCCCGTCCTACTACACCAACAGTTACAACACTACCGCGATGACCACGATGGCGGACTATGTCATCAATGACATCGGCAAGGAAGCGTTGATGGCGATGCCGGAACCGCTGCGCCTGCCGATGCTTGTGCAGCGGGCAGAGGCATCCACCCAGCAGATCGGCTGGTCGTTCCCGTGGTCGCAGGCCGACAAGTCGATGGCTGCACAGTTCATTGCCAATCGTCTTACCAACTCTCCGGAGATGAACAGGCAGTACATGACTGCCGGACAGGTCGGCGCGATGTCTCCCGAACAGAAGGCTCTGTACACCGGGCGCATGTCGCAGCAGTCCGCACAGCAGCAGGGACAGCAGTATCAGTCTGACATGGAGCAGGCCAAGTTGGACGCGCAGCGGGCGCAGGCCATCCGTGGCGAGGCATCTGCTCTCCAGTCACAGGCCGCAGCGGTTCAGTCGCAGGCTTCTGCTGAATCCCAGCAGGCTCGTGCAGAACAGACCCGGGCTGTTACTGGCATCATCCGTGGTGATACCACTCCCCAGTTGGTTCCTGCGATCCGTCAGTTGGAACAGGCAGGATTCAAAATTCAGTCCACCGGGAATTCCCTTGAAGACATCATGGCACTTGGAATCCAGTTGTCCCGTGACATGACTCCGCAAGGACGAGAGCGTTATCGCAAGTATCGAGAAATTCTTGGCACTATCACTGCTGGCGCAAGGAAGTAATACATGTCCTCACTTGATCGCCTGTCGGACTTTCTCGTTCAACTCGATAAGAACGAAGAACAGGCTGCTGCTGCACAAGCACCTACTGCTGAAGCACCTGCTGCTGAAGCACCTGCGTCTCCGCTTGACGCACTTGCTGACTTTGTGGCACGGCTGGATGTCGAGACTGCGCCCGGTGCTGCTCCCGGCTCTGCACCCGGTGAGCAGGATCTGACTGCGGCAGCGGCCAAGATGTACGAGAATGAGGTGGTCCTGCCGGAATGGATGGGCTGGATCCCCCGCGAGATCGAGCGTGGTGCGCGTGGTCAGGTGTCGCAGGCTGCGGAAGCGATTGCGACTCCGGGCATGCGGTCGCAACTGCTTCAGTCGATCTACAACGGTGCGTGGATGCTTGCCGAACTTGGTTCGGCTGGCATGGGTCCGGCGATGCGCGAGATCCGTACCCAGTCGCCCGAACTGAAGGAAACGATCACTGGAGCAGCGGCACAGGAAACGTCTATGGCTATCGAACGCGCTGCGTTTGATACCCAGATGGATCCCACGCGCATCCGTGAGGAACTGATCGCTGCACAGGGTGCTGCACAAGGAACTGCGAAGAACCAGCGTGAGGGAATCGGTGGCGACATTGCCCGTGCCACTGGTCAGAGCCTGACCCAGTTTGCTGCGATGGCTCCGGCGGTTGCTCTTGGTGCGCCTGTGGCGGGTGCGGCGTTGGCATCCCAGTTGTACCTGCCGGGATCCAGTTACACGGCTGGCGCACTGGAATACATCGACCAGATGAATCGCGACCGGGCAGAGGCGGCGATGGAGGGCCGGGATCTGCCGGAGTTCACGCTGTCTGGGATGCGTGACTACGCCGCGACTTCTGCGCTCATCAACACGGGCGTTGAAATGGGTGGCGCAGCCATCGGTGGCAAGATCATCGGCAAGATCGCCAAGGGTGCTACGGCTAGCAAGATTGGTCAGGCTGCACTCAAGCCGCTCATCGACCGTGGTATGCCCATCGTCGATCGGGCAATGGTGTCCAAGGTCGGCAGCAAGGGTCTTCAGACCTTTGCACGGCTATCTGAAAACACGCTGGAGTTCCGTAACGGCTTCTTCGGCAAGGCGTTGGCGATGGGTGCGACTTCCGGTCTTGAGGAAGGTGGCGAAGAACTGGTGACGGCTGCGCTCATGGCTCCGTTCACCTCTGCTCCACTGTCCGAAGACATTGCCAACGGCCTTTACAGTTCGATGATTGGCGTGGCCGCAGGTGGTGTGGGCGGCACTGCGCCTATTGGTGCGTTCGCCGTGCGTCAGGGCATCGTCAACCGGGTTGATGCGATGCGGGCGGAGACGGATCGGGAGCGTGTGCTTCGCCAGATCCATTCCGAAGCGTTGCAGCGCAAGACCAACTGGACCAAGGACTTGACGGAGGAGCAGAACGCCCGTCTCTCCACCGCGCTGGACAGCGTCAACGGTATGGATCAGGAGCAGCGTGGCACGTTCCTCCGTGAACTTGCCGACCGCCGTGTCGATGTCCGCAGCAATGTGGACAACCTGTTGACGCAGCGTCAGCAGTTGGACATCGGCCTGACGGGTGCGCGTGATCTCGCGGAGAACGGCACGGACGAGGAGAAGGCTGCTGCCAAGGATCAGGAAGCGCAGATCCTTGGGCAGATTGAGACGCTGGATGAGCAACTCCGGCTGGCATCTAGCGATGCAATGATGGCCGATGCCCAGTATGCGGCGGTAGCAGAGAAGATCGGGGAGATGCCTGCCACCATCGATCAGGCGCAGCCGGAGCAGGTGCTGACGGATGTCAGTACCCGGGCTGGTGTCGAACTCAAGCCTGTTGCCATGCCCAAGAATGGGCGGCGGGCGCAGGCACAGGTGGAGGCTCTTGGCCGGAAGGTGGTTTGGTTCCGTCCCTCTGCCGGGACGTTCAGCCCCGCATTCCACAGCATGCGGTCGCGTGGCGTGGTGTACATGAACGCTGATGCGCCGCCCACCAACGTCCTTGCGAACGCGCTGGAAGAGGTGTTCCACGACATCCAGATGTTCCAACCAGAGTTGGCACAGGTGTTTATGGATAAGGCTGGCCTCATGCCTGTGTATCAGGCGGGCGTGGCCTATGCCGCCCAAGGGACCAAGGAGTCAGCGGGCAAGGCGCAGTTGGATAAGGCTGCGATTGCGCAGGCTGAATCTGCCGTGTCGGAACTGGCCGGGGAAGGGGCCACGGTATCTCCGGAGGTGGCCCGCGCCGGAGCCGCCAGAATCGAGCAGGAAGGCACTGCCAATGCGTTTGCCGCCGCAGCCCGGGCAACGGGGTCCGGATCGATCCTCGCGCCTCTCCAGCAGTTTGCGGCCCGCCGTGGGTTCCTTGGCCGCGATGTGATGGCGGCGATGGCGGTGCTTGACGCTGCCTCCCGCGCTGCTGCTGTTGAAGCCGTGGAAGGTACAAAGCCTGTCGCCATTCTGTCTCCACTGGCGCGGACGCTCCTGTGGGCCAACGACATGAACCTTGACTTCAAGGGTGAGTTGGACGCTGCGGAGTCATTCGCTCGACGCACCGAAGTCACACAGCCCAAGCAGACTAATCGCGCCGAATCCATTTCGCAAACGACACCTGCAACCGTACCATCAGAGGCGCGTCCGCAAGGAGTTTCAAATGATCAACCAACCCAACCAACAGAACCTGCCGCCCGAGACCGAGGAGGGGTCGGAGAGGTACGAAGCCTTGCGCCGCTTGAAGGTGCGCCGCGTGTATCCGGTGCGACTGGACCAGACCCAAACCTCGTCGCCGTTGCCGAACGATATGCCCGCGACAACGGCATCCCCCTTCGTCGCCAAGCAGCGTACGCAAAGGTAGACGAGGACCGCGCAAGCCGTATCGCAGCGGCCTACGACGAGATGAAGCATGCCCCGAACGACCCGGTCGTTCGCGAGGCATACGAGAACCTCATCCAACAGACGCTTGCGCAGTACCGTGCGCTGGAGCAGGATGGCTACCAGTTCTACTTTTACGATGAAACCACGGACCCGTACGAGGGCAAGCCGTGGAACGCGATGCGCGACCTGCGTGCGAACAAGCGCATGGCTGTGTTTACGTCCTTGGCAGGGTTTGGCACGGAGCCGACTGACGTAAGCGACAATCCGCTACTCGCGGAGACCGGGCTGTTCTGGTCGTATGGCACGCCGGACGGCCCCCGCAAGCGCGTGCTGGCGAACGACCTGTTCCGTGCGGTGCATGACGCATTCGGTCACGGGCTTGAGGGCGCAGGGTTCCGTGCGGACGGCGAGGAAAACGCATGGCAGGCGCATGTCCGGTTGTTCACCGGAAGTGCGGTTGCCGCACTTACGTCCGAGACCCGTGGGCAGAACAGTTGGCTCAACTTCGGCCCATACGGAGAGAAGAACCGCACGGCTGCGGTAGAGGACACCACGTTTGCCACGCAGAAGTCCGGGCTGATGCCTGAATGGACATGGACTGAAGGTCGCGTTGCCGATGCTTCAGACATCTCCTACGCCCGCCCCTCCGACACGGATTACCTAGCAGCGGTCGAGCGCGGCGACATGGCGACGGCGCAGCGCATGGTGGACGAGGCTGCTAAAGCGGCGGGATACCAATACGTTGGATATCACGCTTCCATGCAAGACTTCACCGAGTTTCTGTCTCTGATTGAGCAGGCAGAGGCTAGAGGAGAAGAGTTTGATTACGAGGGATACGAGGGTGGCAATCTTGGTCGAGGCTTCTATTTCACTCCAGACCTGACATATGCCAAGCGATTCGGAAAGCCTCGCAAGTTCTATTTGAAAATCGAGAACATCGTTGATAGTCGTAATGAATCTGTAAAAGATCGTCTTCGTCAGATTTATGCTGACATTGTTGACGATCAGGGTGGAGCGCAACAGGGCGAGGCATATGACGCGCTGATGGATGAAACCAACGCGGATGGAGTTATCGCGGAGGATGCTGGTGGGTTCGCGTATGGCGCGACTGAACTTCTCGTCAAGCGTTCTAATCAGGCCAAACTTGCCGACCCCGTCACCTACGACGAGCAGGGCAACATCGTCCCGTTGTCCCAGCGTTTCGACGCTAGCCGCGATGACATCTCCTATGCCCGTCCCGCTGAAGACCCCGAAGTAACCGCGCTCCGTCAGCAGATCGAAGACCTCACGCGCCAAATGCGCGATGTTCAGAACACCACTGCGGCGCAGCGCGTGAATGCGCTCCGCGAGGTGCGCGTCCTTGAGCGCAAGTTGTCCGCTGCCCAGTTGCTTGCGGAGCAGAAAGTTGGTCAGGCTGCGCGAAGTGCTGCGCGACTGGAGATCCAGAAGCAGGTCAACCGCGATGCCAAGCAGGCTGCGGAAGAGGCTGCTGCCACGATGTCCAAGGATCTGGAATCCGCCCGCGCTACCGTTGCGTCTCTGCGTCAGCAACTCCGCGAGGCGAAGTCCAACGCTGACACCGAAGACCTGCTCCGCGAGGCGGAGAAGAAACTGGATCGCGTGGCGAACTGGTCATACGCCATTGGCCGCAACGAAGGGCTGGTGGCTGGTCAGGTGGCTGGCATGCAGCAGGAACGCCGGGAGCAGTTGCGGGTCATCAAGCCGCTGAAAGAACGCCTGCCGCTAGTGGAAGCGCGTCTCGCCAAGGCGACCGAAGACCTACGGACGGCGCGGAAGCAGATTGCGCAGGATGAGCGTTCTGCGCAGAAGGCTGTTGACTTCGCGTACCAACTTGGCTTGCGTTCTGGTCAGGTGCAGGGCATGATGCGTGGCCGTCAGGTGTTGCTGCGCAAGATGGCGCAGCGCGAGGACACCTTGCAGCGGCAGTTGACTGGGCTTCGCGACCTGATGGCGACCAAGGTGACGAACCTTGAATCCCTCCGTGCCGCTATCAGCCAGATTGCCACCGATGCAGCCCGGACGCTGCCCGTGCGTCTCCGTGGTCCGCTTGCAGTGCGCATTGCCAACGCCAAGACGCTTGGACAGGCCAATCGGATTGCCGTTGAAGCGACCAAGTTGGCTATCAACGAGGAAGTTTCGTCCACGCTGAAGACGATTGCTCGTCTCAAGAAGCAGATGAACAAGCGTGGCATGAAGTACGACACCCGTGTCCAGATCGAGACGCTGCTTCGCGATGCCGATGCTGCACTCCGTCAGGCAAACAGGCGGCGGATCTATGCCAGTGTCGGCGTGATGAAGAACGCTGCTGGCAAGTCGATGGGAGCCGCCATTCTGAACGCGGTGAATGTCTACAGTCAGGTTGCCGATGCCGCTGCCAAGGTGGATGCGGCACTGGTGCTGTACACCAACAATGCGGCGGCATTCAAGGCAGTGACGCAGGCCCGCGTGGCGAAGTATCAGGCCGATACTGCCGCACTGGTCGCCAACATGCAGGGCAGGCCAACACTTCCGGAGCGTGATCGCACGGATCAGCCCGTGCGCACCTCTCTTGCGCGTCGAATCCGCGTGGCGAACTCCGACATTTACACCCTTCAGTTGGAACTGGAAGGGAAGTCAGATGGGATTATCAATAAACTGTTGACTGCTGCGCAGCAGGGCAAGGGAGCGTCCGCGCTTGAGCATGCGGCCATCATCCGTCAGTTGGAGCCGCTGCTTCAGGCGGCGGGCTACACGGGGCTGGATGACTACGCGCTCAAGAACGGGATGCTTGGTCAGACCATTGTCAACCCAATCACCGTGACGCTTGGTGGCCGCAACGTGACGATCCCGGTTGGAACGATGCTGTCAGTCGCTGCAATGGATGACGAAACGCTCAACCTATTCCCAGAGGCTGGAAAACCGCTGACGCAGGGCATTCGTTTCCCCGGTTCTCGTACCACTACCACGATCTACCCCACTCGCGATGAGATCATTGCGCTCAAGGCAAACCTCACGCCGGGTCAACAGGCGTTCATCGATGGCATGAAGTCGATTCTGGAAACGCAGATCCGCGACCGGACGATGGATGCCATCTGGAAGATCGAAGGCGATCAGCCGCCCATCGTGCAGAACTATTGGCCGCGCATTCGTGACATGATGGGTTTTGAAGGAGAATCAGCGAATGTGTTGAGTGCTGCTGGCGCATTGGTGCGTGGCGCATTGACCTCCGTGGGCTTCGCCAATGCCCGTACTGGTGGCAATCGCCCCCTTTTGTACAGCGATGCGTTCCAGACTTGGGATCGCCACGTTCAGGTGGCACTCGACATGATCCACATGGCGCAGCCGTATCGCGATGCTGCGACAGTGCTGTCCGATCAGAACGTGGTCGAACTGATCGACAGGCAGATGGGTCCGGGTACGGCGAACGCAGTGCTGTCGATCTTCTCCAACGGTGTGGGCGCAACTGCCCGCACGAACGCCACGATCATCGACAAGTTGACGAACAACGTCACTGGCGCAGTGCTGTCCCTGTCCCCGCGAACGTGGGCGAAGGTGCAGGCTGGCGGCATCATCCGCCTCGCCAGCGAAGTCGGCCCGGTGTACCTCGCGGAAGGAACTGCGAAGACCACGGCGATGCTGCGTTCTCCGCAGATGTGGCGGGCGCGTGTCGAGCAGGTGCATTCGCAGAGCGGCTACTTCACGCACCGCCACCAGATGAACATGCGTTCGATCATGTCGGGCAGCATGTCGGAGCAAGATCGCATCAAGGTGATGACTGCTGCGAAGGCACTGTACAAGTCGATTGCAGCATCGACTGATGCGGCTCGTGCTGCCAACTTTACCGACACCATGAACTCACTGGGCAACGCAACGGACAACGCGAACATCGTGCTGTCCAGTCTTGTCGATGTCCTCCGTGCCATCGACGAGAACATCATGCTGACCGCTGTCGAAGCGCGTCTTGCCGAAGCCAAGGATCAGGGGTACGTTGGTGCTGCTGCGTTCACGGTGGCCGTCGAACGTGCGGAGCAGGACTTCCGCAGGTCGCAGAACTCCAGTGACGAGTTCGATGAGACTGCGTTCGCTGCGGAAACCCGCACCTCCAACAAGTCGCCAGCATGGCGGATGCTGTTCCCGTTCTCAAGCGACACGCTCAAGGCCCGCAACCAGATCCGCCGTGCATGGTTGAGCGGTGAACGCCGCGCTGGCACTGCGCTTGCCATCGGCGGCAACCTCACCACCAACGCCGTGATCAATGCGGCAAGCGTGATGACGCTGCTGTACATGGCGAAGACGATTTCGTCTGCGCTTGGTGGTGCTGATGAGCCGACCGACGAGGAAGACAAGGCGTTCGACAAGGCTGTCAAGGAACTGCCTGTGAATGTTGCTAGCGAACTAACTGGTCAGGTGGGTGGCTACGTTGGCATTGCGTTGCAGGGCGTGATCACTGCTGCGATGTATCGCCGTGCGCCGATGCAGGCTCTTGTCACGCGCCCGCTTGAACAGGCAACCCGCGAGGTTGGCAAGATCAGCGGCGAGGATGGCAGTTGGGCCTACCTTGCGCCTGCGATCCTTGCTGTCGCCCAGTTGCGTGGCGTTCCTGCGTACCAGTTGTATGCGTTCGTTGCGAAGCAGATTCCCGAAGCGGAGAAGACACCGAAGGAGAAGTTGCAGAAGCGGCTTGAATCGATTCAGGAGCGTTTCAGTCCTGAAGAAATTCGCAAGCGTGTTTTGCAGCGAGCGAAGAACGCTGGTCGCGTTTCAATTCCTCTTCCCTAGTTCGTATCGCGGCTGCGCCGCGCTACTCGCTACGGGACGCTGCGTGTTTTTGTTTTTGTAAGAGGTAACGCAGGGGGCTGCGCCCCCCGCACCCCTGCACAGCCGCGCTAGGCGGTCTGGGCTGGTGCAGTTCGACTGGTGAGTGCAGGAACACCATGACCCTCCGAAGAGGGCAAAGGAATCAGCCCGACCGGAGCCGTGCGAGGTTTCCCATGTTGTAAGTTTCACCATTTCCGTGGGTGGTAGCCACGCGCTGTCCTTACAAAGAAGCGCAACAGTCCGTGGTCACGGACAGTTGGCTGTGGATAGGGTCACTTCCACAGTCTTGAACCACTTTCCCCCTACCGCGCCGGGGAAATCTTGCGACAGTATTGACCCGCAGGCCGCATTGCGCTATACTGTGAGCGCGTGAGTTGGTTCTCCAGACCCGCATGGTAGCGGTTGGTCCCGCGAAATGCAACGCGAAAAGTCGAAGGTTGGGGTGAGTCCCGCAGGCTCACCCCAACCCCGACCATCCAGAGTCCATCCACTCCGCCCCCGGAAGCCTCCCCGGTAGATCGCAAGATCCCGGGGCGGTTTATTCATGCATACATGCATAAAAAATTCTGCCCGGATTCTCATGCACCCCCTTGCAACCTATCGATATATCGATATCGTATGTAGACCAGATCCCGCCGGGATCGAAATTCTAGGAGAACCGAATGGAACTGATCAGAAATGTACCGGAAGCCGAATACCACGGCTGGAAGTTGATGAGCGCGTCTGCGCTCAAGACACTCGACAAGTCCACCCCGCTCCACCTGTTGGCGGAACAGGAGAATCGCACGGACACCTCCGCATTCCGCGTGGGCCGTGCGCTGCACTCCCTGCTCCTGACCCCCACGGTTTACGACCGTGACTTCCTGTGCGCACCGGACATCGACCGCCGCACCAAGGCTGGCAAGGAAGAGTGGGAGAAGTTCCAAGGGCTTGCGGAAGGACGCACCGTCCTCACCCGTGACGAGTCGAACTTGGTGGAGGAGATGCGTGGTGGCGTGATGACGCACCCCGCCTCCCGCATGCTGATCAATGCATGCGGCGAGGATGTCGAACTCACCGTGAGGGGATCCATCTACGGCATGGATGCCAAGGCCCGTCTCGATGGGTGGATCGAATCCACTGGAACGATCATCGACATCAAGACCCACAGTGGTCTCGCTTCCCCACAGGAATTCGCCCGTTCAGCGTGGAACTTCGGATACTGGACGCAGTTCGCGTTCTATCGCGAGATGCTCCGTGCTGCCGGGAAGGAAGTCAGCAACGTGATTCTGATTGTGGTGGAGAAGAACGCTCCGCATGCATGCATGTGCGCTGCGCTCCACCCGGATGGGCTTGACCTCGCAGCCTCGCGCCTGCCCGACCTTGCCAAGTTGTACGCGGAGTTCCTCACGGATCCGTGCAAGGGGTGGAGCGATGACATCCTTGAGATCCGTATTCCGAACTGGGCAACCACCGACCTACTCGCACCTACTGGAGAATGACATGGAAACTAGCACTACGACCGGAGCAATCGCTGAAGCACTCGCGAAAGCGCACCTTGAGATCGACAACCCCGAACTGGATGGAGTGAACCCGCACTTCAAGTCGCGGTTCAGCACCCTTGCGGCAGTCCTGAACGCCGTGCGCAAGCCTCTCGCAAAGCAGGGTATCGCGCTGATGCAGAGCGTGTCCTTCCTTGAAGGCCGCATTGGAGTCACCACCAGTCTGCACCACGCATCGGGTGAATGGATGCGCGAGACGATGGCGTTCCCCATCCCCGGGAACAGCAACGTGCAGCAGGCCGGAAGCACCGTGACCTACCTCCGTAGGTACAGTCTGATCAGCCTGTGCGCAATCGTCGGTGATCCTGACGCGGATGACGATGGAGATGGCGACCGCAAGGAACGTGCGCAACAGCGGCCCGCTGCCCGACAGGAGTATCAGGCTCCGAAGGCGGCAGTCAAGACCGCGCCCAAGCCCGAACCCAAGATGGAACAGGCGGACGGGGAGTGGGTGCGCATCGTCTGCAAGTGGGTGGACGAGGGCGTGGCAGGCAAGAACTCCACCCCGTATGTCAAGATCAAGGATCCGGACGGCAACACCTACTTCGCGTGGGATCTCGCGCTGCACCCGACCCTGCTCAACATGAAGGGCGAAACGATTTGGGCGATCACCGAAGCGTCCAAGAAGGAAGGCGCACCGCCCCGCATCGTGGAGATCCGCACCGCCGCGCCCGTTGATTCGGGAGACATGTATGAGCAATGAGAACCTTGCTGCCGATGGCCTGCCTCCACGCAAGACGCGGGGGCAGGCCACGCGGTGGGACACGCAGGACGAAGCGTGGTCATCCGTTCAGCCACGGATCGGGACGATCAATGCGAAGGTTCTCGCAGCACTGGAAGAACTGCCAAGCACCTGCGACGAACTGGAACAGCGACTTGGATTGTCGCATCAGACCTGCTCTGCATCGGTCAACAACCTGATGAATGTCGGCCTGATAGTTGCGCACGGATATCGCAAGACACGGTCGGGCCGTTCCGCCCGTGTGTGGGAAGTCGCGAAGTCGGAGTTTCTCTTTCCGATAGGAGCATCACATGGAACACACTGACATCGTCACGCGGTTGCGGCAGCAGCAGGAAGGCATGCTGCGCAAGGGGGAGTTCGCATTCGTCAACCGTACTGACATCATCGAACTGGTTGCAATCGTGGACACGCTCCGCGAAGAGCGCGATGAGGCGAGGCGTATGTATTGCGGGCGGGTATCCCGCGATGTGCCGCTTGATGCGTTTGATATTGCGAAGAACCACGGTTGGAACTGCTTCCCGCAGGAGGACGGCAAGTGAGCAAGAAGAAACCAAAGACGATTGATGCTTCCTGCCCCGTTACGTTGATGGGGTGCGAAGGAGAAGTGATCGTAGAGATGACTCCGACCGAGGCAGTTTCGATGCTCGAA